ATCATCCGCAGTGTCTGATTCAGTGTAATCTACAGTAAAATAGTATTTTGCTGGATAAAACTCGCCATCTATTTTCGCAATCCAGGGACACGGGTCACAATTGTCAAGTTTGTAAACACTGTGTGTGCGAGATGCACAGTCCCACGGTTGCGCGGCCCAAACCGGCATGGGCTCAGGCCATTTCTCAAAAGGAGTGTCTCCAGCCAATGCGGTAATCGGCATTCTGGCCCACATCGCGCCTCCATGGACATTGACCTCATCATCATCGTCATAAGTTTCAGCACCCGTGAATATTATCTGAAACGACAAGCATCGTTTCGGGATCGTAGTAACGCCGATGACCATCGCGTGTAAAAATTCACCGTGGTATTTGCTGTGATTGTGCGTAAATTCGCGCCGCACCCAAACCTTAAAATATGGGATGCTTGATTGCAGAAACGCCATCTATCGTCCAAAAAGACCTGTGTTTTTACCGGACGGTGGGCGCATGTTTCTTTTCGCTCCGCCTTGGTTTTTCATGGCCCCGCCCTTAGCCATGCCCTTAGCTTTCATCATGCCGCCTTTAGCCATGCCCTTAGCTTTCATCATGCCGCCTTTCGCCATGCCCTTTGTCTTCATGGCACCACCTTTCTTCATGCCTTTCGTCTTCATGGCACCGCCCTTCTTCATGCCTTTCGCTTTCATCTTCATAGTACAAATCTCCAGTTATTTGGGAACTCGGGTGGTCTTGCGCTTGGCATTCATCATGGCGCCGCAGCCTCTAGCCTGGAGCTCTACCATCCCACCGTTACGCATGTTACGGGCGATCGCCTCACCGCGCTTCCGCTCGTATTTACTGATCTTGCCATCTTTATTCAGATCAGATTTCTTTGCATCAAATTCCACGCTGCCTCCCTCTCTTTTTTTCAGAAGGTCCGCGTCTGCTTTGCGAGCACCGCCCTTGCCTGTAGCAAAAGATTTGACTCGACCGCAGGCCCATGCGCTGGCGGGGACGTTACGAGAGCCGCCACTGTAATAAGCCCCAAGACCGCGCTTGTAAACTTTATTGAGTGTAGAAACTGATTTGCCGCTGCTCTTCGCGTGCTTTTTGACGCACGCCGGTGTGCCGCCGCCGCCCTTTTTCGCTGAGCCACCTTGCTTCATTCCTCTTGCCGCGCGTTCTTTTGAGATTCTATCCATTTCTGCCTTAGTCAAGGTGCCTTCCTTGGCTTTTTTGGCCGTCCGCTTCATCTCAGCTTCTTTGGCTTTTTTTTCTGCTGGGCTGAGACCCTCAAGATATTTCAACGGTGTACCGCTGCGATTCTTGGGAACTGGAGCAAATCTCCGCTTCGACATAATTGCCTCGCTAACGTCTCGGCATTGCAGCCATAAGCTGCATAATTCTATCTTGGTTGGACGCCATTCTCTCTGGAGCAGGTGGCGCCGGATTGACCCGTCTTGGGTCCACAATCATAGTGTTTGGCGGCTCTCGAGTTAAAATTTCCCTTGTTGGCGCCGGCATTGTAGATTGTCTGTATTCAGCGTCAGTCACAATTCCGTCGTTGTTCAGATCGTGACCTTCAGCGACAGCTGCACGCTGGTTGCCCATCGCTTCTTGGACAGTCATTCCGCGACCCATCAGCGCGGATAAGCGCGCCATTCTGTCTCTCAAATTCGCTATATCGATGTTGCCACCAAAAGGAAGAGAAATTGAAGCCCTGTCTGGATTGTTTGCCAAAAATTCATCGAGCCTTGCTTGTATCGCGGCAGGGTCCATCTGCGGCTGTTGCGGCGCAGGCTGCGCCATCGAAGAGCTGTAAGGGGCGCCGACAGCAGGTGGGCTCAACATCGGTGCGGATCCGCCGGGAAATGCTGGAGGTGATGTTGGAGTCATGCCTACCTGGTTTACCATGGAAAAAGGGTTACTCACGCCCATTTGTGACTGGGGGAACAAAGAAAAAATTCCCGAGCGTCTGAGGTCTTGAAGCGTGCGTGCTCCAAGCGAAGCCTCAGGCGACATAGAGCCTCCAGGCATAGATGGACCAATTCTTTTGAAAAACATAACCTATCCCTCTACCAATTCTTGCAAGACCAGTAACTGGCGGTAAAAACGTCTTTTTTCTTCTCTACCGCGTCACAGTTGTGACGGGCTCGAAAATTCTTACGGCGCCCTGGCTGATTTTTTTTAATCGTCATGTTGGGATCGCCATATCTCACAATTTTAACTTGGTCCCCTTTTTTTGCCAGAACCTTGAACTTCTTGTTTCCCCCAGGCGTCCTTACCTGTTTGTTATAAGCAGGGAAGCGCTCGCCTCGATAAACGAGCGACCCCCCCTCAGTGCGCTTAACGTCTTTAACATCAGCCATAAGTCTTGATTAGCTCTAACACCACCATGTAGGTGTCACCACTGCCGGCGCCTACCGTAGTGAAATTTAAATCGCCAGTTCTATTTGCCTCGGCTGCGTTGTTTGGAATCCCAGAAAAATCGCTGTAGTCATGGAATCCATTGCTATCTTCTGACAATCCGATTGCAAGCACGTCAGCGGTAGCATCAAACAAAATTTGAACCTGCAAGCCCGTGCACTGCCACCAAATTTTGTTGATGGTTACGAGTGTACAGCTCTGACCAAGGTGGCTTTTTTCCAAAGCACTTACGTCTACCTTGGTGACAGCAGACTCACCTGTGCCATCGGAGACATTGGTAAACTTTAGGACGGCTTTACGTTCACCGTCCTGTATCGTTTGAGATGTGACAGCGTCTGCCATTTTGGACCCCCTTGATTAGAGCTCAGTGTTGGCAGTGCGCTCTTTCATCGCTGTGATGTAATCGACCGTCAGTACCTTTGCAGCGGCTGCGCCGTTTTGGATACCAAAAGAAACTGTGAGTTCCTCATCGTCTGGCGCGTTGGTGGACGCCACAGTGCCAACTTCAGCGTTGTTTTGGTAGACGTGGAACTTCTGATCCTTGGGATCGTACATAAAGCCCACGGTCATAAAGGTATCATCGGCCATTACAGCAGGTAGATCTAGCGTGCTTTGAGTGCTGTCCTTTTCCACAATAAACGTCAATGTGGTGGAGCCATCTGTCAGCAGAAAGAAAATGCCATCGGTGACATCCAAAGGGCTGGTGTCCGTGATTTGCAGACCCATCACAACGTCAGAGGCATCAGCGTCTGAGGTCTTAAAACGTGCGTTGAAAGCCAACTGCTTCCCGGCCTCGTATTTGAAGCCTTCTTTGGTCAGCTGCAAAAAATCATTGTCGTTGTCTGCATCATCGTTAGTGATGACTAACAAGCCGCCGTCACCATCGCCGAGCGCTTCTGAAGCATTGCCAGAGCCGCCTTCCGTGGTGGTGATTGTCCAGTCCGACGCTAGGTAGGTGTCAAAGTCGTTGTGATAGACGTGGTATTTGGCAGGAGCTGGCATTTTTGACTTGCCTAAAGTGCTACCCGCGCCGACGTTTGTAACGCCAGAAGTAAAGTGAGTCGTCATTACAGTTCTCCTCTGAACCAGTTATCGCACCATGCGATAACCATAAGACTCTCGCAGTGTACCAATACCGCAAATAAAAAAAAGGGGCCGAAGCCCCTTTAGGAGAAAACTCTCCTTTTACGCACCTTGTGAGCCATACGCCCCGCGTGGGTCGGACACCCCAAAAGAGTATCGCTCACGCGCACGGTAACGCACGTTGTCAGTGCTAAAGTCAGGCTCCATTGAGGTTTCCATAGCGGTTCTCTGGAACATCTTCAGACCTTCGCCTGCTTCAGTGACCGAGGTCAAAATGAAGTAAGCGTCAGGATCACTGAGGTAGTGATTTACCGTGTAGCCACCAGGCAGCACGCCGGTGTTGCGGATTGCGTTGATGTCGTTGTCCGCAGTTCCTGATCTCAGGGTAGAGTTCAAGATACGGTCAGCAACAAACACAAGCTGCGGCGGAACAACCAGCTTAGTGGCTCTCACAGAAATGGTGAGACCGCGATCATCAGTAAAAGTGCTGATGTCGATCAATGCGTCCTCAAGGGAGGTCTCATTGAGGTCTGCCATAGTGACAGCACGGTTAGCTAATGTGCCACCACCTGAGAGCGGATGCGCAGTGGAGAACAGCGGCTGACCATCACCAATAGCAAAGCTACTGTTGAAGCCGTTGTTCAGTACGTCTGCACCCTTCACTTCCTTGGTATTCGCCATTGAATGCGCAAGCGCCTTCGTGTAGCGACGCCCCAGGGAGTCATAGAGGTTGTCCTCAATTGCTTCAGAGGTAAGACTAAATGCTAAAGCAATCGTATCGTGCGTGTAACGGGCAGTGAAACCTTCCGTTGCGGTGTCAAATGCAACACCAGCTCCTTCCGTTTTCACAGGCGCACTTCCAAACCCGCTGATTAAAACCTCCTCCTCAAAGGCTCTCTCACTATCTTCGATAGCAAAGATTGTCTCGTATTGGTTGGTGTATTGATCGTATGAAAGCCCGAACAAGGCGTTGAGTCCTGGTTCGAGTTCTTTCGCTAGTTGCGCTCTAGAAATCGCCATTTGTCAGCCTCCTCAAGCTAAGCCAGCGCCTTTCACGCCTGAAATGGAGTTTTGAATTACTACCATTACATTTGTGTTAGCACTTGCCACATCGTCGTTATCGGGATCCTGAGAGATATCAATGGCCTTGAGTGGCAACGTCGTGGTGGTAGCACCCGTCGTGACGTCCAATTCCATATTTGATCTGCCAGAAGTTGTATCGCCAGTCGTTGACTGATCCACGATGTCGAAGTTGCCGAACAAGTCTGCCACCGGGAAGGTGTCATCCGCCTGCACTTCAAATACGACGTTGGGGTCATCAATGATAAAAGCGATAATGTCATCCGCGGCTATG